CGCGGCGCGTGGCGAAGCTCCACGCATGCCGCTCAAGCGTGACGCCGAGCGCGATCGGGTAGAAGCGGCGGCAGTGGTTCGCCTCGGCGCTCGCCTCGTCCGGGTCGGTCACGTTGGCCCGGTGCCCGATGTGGCTCAGGGCCAGATTCCAAATCTCAACTTTCGACGCCAAGGGGCACCTCCGCTAGAAAAACGGGGGCGCGTGGCCCCCGTTGATTGCTACCTTGCAGCGAGCCTTAGCCGGCCAGTTGCTTCGCCACGGCGTCGGACTTCTCCTTCGCCGCTTTGCCGCCACTGGCAGCGATGGCCCCGGCCGTGAGCTTGTCCTGCTCGGCCTTCTTGGCCTTGGCCGCTTCCACCTTCGCCTCGTGAGCGTTGGGGGCGGCCTTGACCCATTTGGGCAGGACGGGCTTGCCGTCCTTGGTCGGCACGTCCATCTCGAACACGTCGCCGGTACGGCGGCGGCTGCCGTTATAGAGGCCGGATTGCATCGCTACGACTTGCATGGCTCATGCTCCTTTAGATGGCGTTCGGGTAGGAGGCCCACTTCGCCGGTTCGCGGGTCAGGAAGGCGTTGATCTTGCCTCCCGTCAGGTTGCCGCTGGTCGTTTCCCACAAGCCGAGGTAGCGCTCGTAGGTTGCTTCGACCGGCAGCGCGTAAATCTTGGTGTAGCCTGCGGCCCAAGTGGCATAGTCGATGGCCCCCGTCGAAACGTGGGTCGTCTTGCTGGTCGTCAGTGCCGCGGCGCTGTCGGACACGAGGTCAAAGGTCACGTTGCCGGCGCCGGTGAAGGCGGTGTCGACTTGGATGACCAAATAGACCGGCTCTCCGTTGCCGATGTCGCGCAGCGTGGGCGCGCTGCCGAGGTCGATCACGTCGCCGATGATGGCGTTGGTGGCGTTGAGTGCGGCCGCCGTGGCGTCGCAGAACTCGGTGCGTTTGTCGAGAATCATGGTTTTTCTCCTTGAAATGGTTGCGGCTTAGATGCCGGCTTCGGTGTTGAGCAGCGCGTCGCAGCGACGGACCGGGATGCCGCGGAAGCGGGTGATCATCTTGCCCTGCGCGTCCTCGATGGTGCTGAATGCCATGTTGGACTTGTTGTTCGCTTGCAGGTCGATAGCGTCCAGCGCGCTGCGCGAGGCGTAGAACACCGGGCGGCCCATCGTCAGGCTCGGCACGCGGCGCATGGCCTTGCCCATCAACTCGGTCAGGATCGGGCCGCTGGTGGCGGCGGCGATCACATCTTCGAGGTCGATGTTGATGCGCACGATGTAGCGCCAATCACGAACGGTCAGGCCGCAGTCCCAACGGTAGTGGGTGCGGTAGCCTTGGTAGTAGCCATCGGTCGGGGTGCCGATCGTGACTTCGCCCAGGTCCTTCGATTGCAGGCCGGCGACGCTACCCTTCGGGTAGATGCCGTGCACGGTGTTCGGACCCCACACGATCAGCCAGATCGAGGTGTTGTCGGTGCTGTCCGGCGTGGCCGCATCGGTCAGGATGTTCTCGCCATTGGCGGCCGCCTGATCGTTGAAGCGCGGGGCGAAGCCGGTGAAGGCTTCCGGCTCGGTGCCCTCGTTGCCGTAGAACAGCGTCGAGGCGAACTCCTGATTCATGCCCTCGATGTGGGCGCGATCTTCGGAGAGGCGGAAGGCCGGGGCGTTGCCGTTGAGGTCGGCGAGCGCCTTGTCGACTTCGGCGTAGGCTTCGAGCATGCCGGTCGAGTCGGTGACTTGCACGACGGTGCTCTTGGTCGGCTGCACGCCGCCGTAGAGCTTGCGCCACGTCGGGGTCGGCAGGCCGGTGCGGATGGTCGTGCGGTGGCCGGTGGGCAGGTTGCCCTCAAGCCAAACCATGTCGTCGAGCACCTCGTTGGTCTGCGCGAGGATTTCGACGATCGAGGCGATCTTGCCATCGGGATCGGTGCGCTTGGCAACGTCCAGAAGGGTCGGGTGAGTAGCGGCGAGAGTGGTCATTTTCTGGTCTCCTGATTAATTCGTCATGGTGGGATACATCTTTTTCGCGAGGTCATCCGTGGCGTTGGCGGGCTTGGTCGTGCCCCGCTCAAGTTTGTCCTCGCTGATTGCTTTGCCCACGCGGAAGAAGGCGCGGATGATCTCGGGATGGTTCCCGAGGCCGCTCTCACCCAAGAGCTTTGAGAGTTCGGGCGAGCCGAACTTGTCGAGCGCCGCCTTGGCGACACTGACGTTCTCGGTCAGCTTGTCGCCGCCGAACTCCTTGTCGGTGCGCGACGCCTCGGACCACTGCGCTTGGGCCTGCTCGATCTGCGAGACGAGGGCCGCCTGCTGCTGCTGCATGGTCTTGGCGCCGAGATCGACGAGCTTCTGCGCGTCCTCTTGCGTGAGCTTCTTCTCGGCCGCGAACGCTTTGAGTTCGGTCACGGCTTCGGTGTTGAGCGTCACGCCTTCGGGCGCCGTGAAGTCGGCGTACTTGATCGGCTTGTCCTCGCCTTCGGCGGGCTTGGCCCCGGCCGGGGCGGTGCCCTCGGCAGGCTTGGCATCGCCAGCGGCTTGCGTGGGTTGTGCAGCCGGGGCGGCCGGTGCCGCGGGTTGCGCGGTCAACAGCGTGCTCGGGGCTGCGGCTGGCGCAGGAGCAACGGCGGACGCTGGTTGGTTATTTGCGTCGGTTGCGGGTGTCTGCGCTGCGGTTTCGGGTGGCATCTTTTGCTTCCTTCTGCTCGGCGAGCATCTCGGTGTAGCGTTCGGGGCAGACTTCCATGATCTCGTTCAACTGCTGCAAACCCGCATTGCGATTTCCCTCGTTGAAGGCCATCACCGCGTTGTTCGTGTTGAAGCTCGATTGATAGACTCCTGCCCTGCTCAACAGCCGCCAAATGAATCGGCGGCCCTGCTTGTTGCTCATCACCCAACGCAGATCGCTTTGTTCCCGTTCCTGCTGTAGTCGCTCCTCCTCGGCGCTGCGCGCTGCGGTGCGTTCCTGTCCGGCGAGATCGAGAGGGTCGTGATCTTGTTGCGTCATGCTGTGCGCACCTTAAACGTGGTCTTTTGCGTCAAGGGTACGGGGCTAGAACAGTTCCCGCCAGCGCACCGCAGCGACCACGTCGGTCGCGTTCGCACTGGTGGCGCTGATGGTGATGGTGTCGCCGGGGTAAATCGTTAAGGCGAGTTTTTGCAGTTGTCGCGATTCGGCCTTGCCAAGGGCGAACGCATATTCGAGTGTGCCGCCGGTGACGGTCGTGCCGGCAACGTCGAACGACATGGTGCTGTTCGTCGCGTCGCGGTTGGTGTAGCTCGGCGAGCCGCCGAGCGTCGCGTTGCGCTTGACGTAGAACGTGACGGGCTTCGTGCCCTCAGTGGCGAGGCTCACGAAGTCGAGCACGTCGATGACGTGGTTCTCAAGACCTTGGAACGTCGCCGCCGCCTTGATCGTCAGGATGTTCGTCTCGGTTGTGATGTTCGTCTTGCTGTTGCTCGTGGCGAACTCGCGGTCGGACGGTAGCGGTGCCTGATCCTGCTCGATGCGCCCCGCCGACCAACTCGCCGTGTGCAGCGTGACGGCGCCCGAGCCAGAGGTGCGCCCGACCTCGGCCGCCATCGGTTGATTGGGTTGAAGGGTGCTCACCTCCGTGCCGGTGTTAGCCACGCTGATTACCCCGAACTCCTTCCACGCACGCGGCCCCGCGTCGTAATACTCGAAGATCGCCGGCAGGACGCCGAGCCACCCGTAGTTGAGGCGGAAGGCGTTGAGCTTGGTCGGGTCGAAGTGCGCAGCCGCGGCCGAGAAGGTGATAGGCAACTTGTCGTCTGTGCTGCCGCTGCGGCGCGCGACGTAGAGCGTGCCGTCCTCCTGCCCCATCCAATAACCGTTGACCTCGTCGAAGATGCCGATGCGCTGGTACGTGCCGGCGTCGCCCTCCGAGAACGCTGCGGTGAAGTAGGCGTAGCCGTCAAAGCCCGGTTGGTAGCGCAGATTGCGCTTTGTTTCGACGCGCGCGCTACGCCGGCGGTGGCTCCGGTCGTGAGGGCGAGGACCGAACTGGTGACGGTCGCGTCGCCGGTGCCGGTCTTGGTCGGCGTCGCGAGGCTGTACGTGTTGAGGCCGTAGTGGAACGCCTCCATCACGTCGGCAGTGCGAACGGCGGTGATCTGATCGCCGAACTGCGCGACTTGCCCTTGCCGGCC